CCGGGTCCGCGGCGGCCAACGCGCGGGTCAGACGGCTGACCTCGTCGCGGATCTGGGCGGCGTCCCGGTCGGCCCGCTTCGCCTCGGCCCGGATGCCCCGGCGCTCGGCGGCGACCTGCTGCTGCACCTGCCGGAACACCTCGTCGCGGAGGGCGGGGTCGGCCCCGACGCGGCGGATCTGGGCGAGCACGAACTCCTCGATCTTCGGCGCGGCGGCGGACCGGGTCGGGCAGGCCGAGGCGCCGCCCTTGATCGTGGCGGAGCAGCGGTAGTACCGGAACGCCTTCCTGTGGCGGGTCGTCCACGTGTGCACCATCGCGGTCCCGCACGAGGCGCAGTGGAGGAGCCCCCGCAGGAGCGCGCCGTGCCGATTGCGGTTACCGGCCCCCCGCGTCCGCCCGTTGCCGTCGAGGATGGCCTGGACGCGTCGGAACACGTCCTTCGTGACGATGGCTGGGTGGTCGCCCTTGAACGTCTCGTGACGGAGCTTCTGGAGCCCGGCGTAGAGCGGGTTCCGGAGGACGACGAGGAGGTTCGCCTTGTCCCAGGCCGTTCTGACGCGAGCGTGACCGGTCTTGGTCGTCCACGACTTCCGCCGCCACCCGCGGCGGTTCAACTCGGTCACGACGGCGAGGAGTGACCGGCGCTCAAGGTACAGGTCGAAGATGGCCTTCACCTGGTCAGCCTCGTCCCGGTTCACGAGGAGCTTTCCGCCCTCCGACGCGGTGTCGTACCCGAGGATGGGCTGGCCGCCGGTCCAACGACCCCGGCGGCGTGCGGCGTGGATCTTGTCGCGGGTCCGCTCGGCGATGATCTGCCGCTCGAACTGGGCGAACGACAGCAGGATGTTCAAGGTCATCTCGCCGACCGGGGTCGAGGTGTCGAACCGCTGGCTCACCGACACGAACGAGACGTTCTTCTTCTTGAACAGGTCGAGCAGCTGCAGGAAGTCCAGCATCGATCGGGAGAGCCGGTCGAACTTGTAGACCACGATGCAGTCGATCCGGCCCGCCTCGACGTCCGCCAGGAGCCGCTTGACGGCGGGGCGTTCGAGAGTCGCGCCGCTGATCCCGGCGTCGTCGTAGCGGTCGGGGACCGCGACCCAGCCCTCCGCGCGCTGGCTCAGGACGTACGCCGCGGCGGCCTCCCGCTGGGCGTCGAGCGAGCTGAAGTCCTTGGCGGCCTGATCCTCGGTGGAGACGCGGGTGTAAATGGCGCAGCGAACCGCGGGCACGACGGCGGAGACCGTCGACGTCCTCGCAGAGCGCAGCGCCCGGGGCACGGCTAGTTCCTCTTCCTCGTGCGCAGGCCCCAGAACAACGGCCCGTTCCACCGCTGCCCGGTCACGCCGCGGGCGGCCTCGCTGAGCGACCCGTACACGACGCCGTCGATCTCGAAGCCGTCGTCGCGCACCAAGAGTCGGAGGTCGCGGCCGCGCCACTTTCGGTTGATGACCGACCCCGGGGCTGGGAGGCGGGCGTCGCGGACCGTCTTGGCGGTTGTGGGCGCCGGCAGCACCGGGACCGCCTCGGGGTCGAACCCGCGGGGCCGCTGGGCGCGGACGTACGTCAGCGTGGTGGGGGCGAGCTCGCGGAGGCGCTGCTTTGCGGCGTTGCTCAGGCCGCCGTACTTGAGTTCCTGAACCCGCCAGGCCAATCGCTTCCAGAGGTAGTCCCGGTTCCGGGACCGGGTCGTCTCGCCGTAGAGGCGCTCCCACTCGATCCGGAGCTGGGAGACGGACATCCCGCGCAGCGCCTGGATCTGGCTGATCACGTCGTCGGGCATCACGCGACCTCCTTGGCGACGGGATGAGGGCTCTCCGGGCCGGAAACCTCAAGCCTGCTGTCGATCTCCGGGACGGGAGAAATCGCGGCGGGGCGCGGCGGGGCTGTTAACCGCAGGTAGGCGCGGGCGAGGAGCAGGGCGAGGTCGGGGAGCGGGGAGTCGGCGCGCCTATCGCGCATGCACCGCCTCCCCGAGTCGTTCCACCACGAGGGACTCGTCAGCGGGCGGGTGGCACTTGGCGCAGATGACGACGCCGTAGATCGAGCGCCAGAACCGATGCTCGCGGCAGCCGAAGCACCGAATCGGGGCGACGGCGCCACCTCCTGAGGTGGCGGCGAGATCGCGAGACGGGGCGGGGGAGAGAAGGGCGACGAGAGCAGCCTTGTGCTGTCGGATCGAGGCCTTCGTTGAGGGGTCGACGGTTCCCCGCGGAGCGGTGACGCGGATCGTGTCTCCGATCACCGTGAGGACGACGCCAGCCTCGCGGAGGCGATCGAGCAACAGGGCGGCGTCACGGCTCATACCTCGAACTCCTCGAGGCCCTCGCCGGGCTCGGCTCCTTCATCGAAAAGCGCCGACTGTGGCGGTCGGTGAACGTTGCGAACGTTGCGAACGTTCTTCGGGGACTCCGAATCAACGTCGTAGCGCGCGTGCGCGCTGGGGTCGGGTAAACGTTCACAACGTTCTCCGGGAGCTGCCGCACCCGCCGTAACGTCAACACTGGAGGTAACTTCCGACGGGTGAACGTTGGCGGGAACGTCAGATGAACGTTGCGCAACGCTCACCAGGCGCCACCCCTGTGCACCCTTGATGGGCCCGCCCTGCTCTAGCCTGAAATCACCGTATTGCGTCTCCCGCTGTTTCCTGAGGAGCAGGCCAAGACGCGTCCGCTGGCTCTTCTCATTGCCGGAGCCGAGGTCAAGGACGTCACCGGACGTTGCGATCGGGAAGACATCGGCGACGCAAACGTTCCTCTCGCCGATCTCCACCCACCACTGCTGAAAGAAACGCCGCCAGCCATCCCCCTCAACATCGGATACCTCGTAGACCTCTTCCTTGTTGTCGAGGAAGGCGTTCACGCCGGCGTATCTCAGGATGCCTCCGGAAACACGGGTCCAGTCGGGATACGAGCCCAGTGGCTTGATGTCATTTGCGAGGGGACGACCGGCAGCGATCCAGGCCCCGATCACCACGAGCGCGGCCCTGACGATCTCCGTGCGATGCTCCACCGCCCACCCTGGGAGTTCGTGCCGGAACCCGGTGCGAAGCCACGGACGGTCCGACTTCGCGTCCATCCTGATTCGCACCACCCTGCGCGACATCTCGGAACTCAGTCCCGGGTTGTTCCCTGTGGCGATCCACGTGCACCGAACCGGGATCGCTTCCGTCCTGCTGAATCCCAGAATCCTGTCTTCCCAGATGAGCGCCGTGAGAGCCGCGGAGAGGGCCGCGGAGTCCAGTCGGCGACGCAGGTTGTCGAGCACGACGACGTTGGGCGCGGCGACCAGCTTCGCGGTGATGCGCTTCCGCCAGTCGTCCTCATCCCGACCCTCCGTCATGACGGGTGGCGACGCGCCCAGGCTGGGGTACGTCAGGACCTCCGTCAGGAGTCCCGCACCGGTTCCCGGCTTCGGTTTCTCGATCAGGAACATCGGCGTCGGACCTTCGACCAGCTCTCGAAAGAACGGCTGCAGGAGCAGAAGGACTGCATGGGCACGATCGGCGGGGCTGGCGAAGGGGAAGTCGTGCAGCAGTTCGTCGAGCAAGAACTTCACGGCAGCAATTGCGTCGTCGCGGCCGAGGTTCGAGGGAAGGGGCGGCAGCTCGAACCCACGAACAGGGTGATAGTAGGTGCGGGACGAGTTGTGATAGCCGGGCTCGGTCCTTATCGAACCATCCGATGCGAATGCCGGCGCGCGAACGATCCGACTCAGCTTCGGGAGTGGCGGCAGCGGATAAGCCAGGATGTCGCGCACCGTGTCCTTCGGGGGCGCCGCGTCGAGCTTGATGACCTGGCCGGACGGCTTGTCTTTGATGAACACGACCCACCGCGCGACGCGCGCGAGCAGGTGCCGCATCCGGTCCAGGTTCATGACCTGAATGCGAGCGTGTTCATCGTCGAGGACTAGTCGAATCGGCACCTCTCCGTACGCGAACCAGCGCGGCGGCTCGTTCGCACGTTGAATCGCGTGCCAAGCCTGCTCGGAGAGAGTGACGAGGTTGCGTTCGCCGACATCGATCTCGGGCATCTGGTCCATGCTTCGATCAGGCCGGATGAGTGCGCCGGTTTCCATGGGTGACTCCGCTAAGCGCGCGTGCCTTGGCCAACGTTCGTGTCAGGTATCGGTTCGAAGCGAGGGAGCCGCGCCCTTTCGGATAGGCGCGAACGATGTCGACGATGTACTCGTCGCGGACGCCGACCCGCAGAAGTTCTCGGACAAGCGCCCAGTCCCATCCGGAACGACTCGTGTCTCGCGGCTCGTGTAGGCCGAACCATGTCCGGGAGACCGGGTGCGCATGACCCAGTTCCTGGACGAGCCTCACGAAAGCATCGACCACTTCCGTTCGCGGCGCAGAGGCGACGATCAGGTGCTCTTCCGCGGCGGGTGGCGTCCCCGGTGTCGAGACAACGTAACCGTCGAACGCTTCCACGGGGTGCGTCGGCCCCTCCCACAGAATCAGTGCGGTTGGGACGGCGGTGCAGCCGCGTTCGAGCTTCTTCCTGGTGGGCACGTTGACCGTGCCCGCGATCCGAAGCACCCGCGCAAGGTCGTGAACGGCGTCACCGCCGAGCATTTCGGCGATCCCCCGGTTGACGCCTTCCAACCTCTCCAGCGGCGAGTCGTCGCCGACGGCGATAGGACGGTCGAGGGCCCACCACGCCTGCACGCCGTTTCCGGTCATGACGATCATCGACGGCGGGATCGGGAATGAGTAGATCCGTTCCAGCGCGATCGCCTTCGCTTCGTTCCGGTCGGAGTGGATCTGGTGGAAGTCCAGGTCCGCCCAGAACGCCATCACCGTGTTGACGTCAGACTTCGTACCACTCCGCCGGAATCTGGGGCACGCACCGACGTAGACGTTGGCCTCACCCGAGAAGCGCTTGGCCACGCCCAGTGCCTCGTCAACCGATCGGCAGAAGAACTGCGACGGCGACTTGTCCGGGACGATCACCCGCACCTCGAGGTACTGTCCCTCAGGTGGAGCCAGCCGGGCGAGGAACCGACTGGCCTCGTCCGAATTGAACGGGATGCTCACGCGGCGTCCGGAGTGGGGCGAGTGACGCTTGCCGGCGTCTCTCGGTGCCCATCGAGCCACGCATCGAGATCCCGGATGTCGTAGCCGACAGCGCGGCTCCCCAGGCGGATGAAGCGGGGGCCGGTTCCAGCCACGCGGTGCTTTTCGAGTGTGGATTCAGCCAGGCCGACGTACTCGGCGGCATCTGGGGTTCTGAGGATCCTCCGGACAGCCATCGTTGCCTCCTGCGCGGCGCTACGCAGTGCCGCGTCACGAGAGGCATTAGGGGGCTATCCGAGAAGGCAATCTAGGGACGAAACGTCAGCGTGTTTCGTCCCTAAGTCGCGGCGCGCGAATGCTCATCGGGACGTAGAAGCGCTTATGCACACGAGAGTGTCGATAGATGCGCATCCCTCGCTTGTACCTTCCCTCGACCTGGGCTGGACTCATGGCGTCCATTTCCGCGACCATCTCAAAGACCCGGCCGTCAGTCCACTTGGCTCCTCGGTCCCTCGCGGTCTCGACCGCCTCGAGAGTGTCCATGAACTGCATGTCCCGAATGAACCTGGCCCGCCACTTCTGCGTCGGGCACGTGCCAGTCCCCAGCAGTTCGTTCCGCATGTACTTCACGGCGTGTCGGAGGATCCAGCGTGGGACGAGCACTCCAAGCTCGTCGTTCTTCACCGCGGCCGCGTCGTCGGGAGACACGTCGCGACCGCAGCCATACCAGGCGACACAGGTGACCAAACCGTCGAACAGACCCGCGATGTTGCCAGCCTCCGCCACCCGGCGTGCCCCTTCGAGGACGTGATCTGCGCCGATCGCCGGTTCAATCGCTCGATGCTCCCCTGGCAAGTTCTGAGGCAAGCTCGCGACCTGGATTCGCGGAACCCGATGCGGCGCCGCTCGAGTCTTGCGGGGCGACTTCGTCACTTGGACCTTGACCGGCGGCTTCTTCCTCATTAGCTGACTCCTGCGCCGATTGTAAGCGAGGCGGCCCGACAGGAGTTTCCGTGTGTTGCCTTTCGTCGCCCGCAGCCCGACCGAGCAGGATCGCCGCTTCAGTCGAGCTACCGTCATCTCGCGCGGGAGCGCACCAGACCTAATGGTCACGACTGCTCAAAGAGAAACCCGCCGACCGTTCGGCCAGCGGGTTGAGGAACGGGGCGGGTTGGATTCAGGCCCGCTGCTCGCGAGCCTCCTTAACGAGCGCGCGGAAGGCGGCCTCGTCCCCCGCGGCGAACGCGCCCGCGACGGCGCGGACGTAGCGGGTGGCGCCCCGGGGCCCGGCGGCTTCGTGGATGGCGTCGCGCTCGGCCTGGGTGAGGCGGATCGCGAACACGACCAGCTCCTCCTTCGGCGCCTTCTCCTTCTTCGGCTTCGGCTCCTTCGCGGCCTTGGCCTCGGGAGCGGGCTTCGCCTCGGTCGGCTCGGCCTTCTTGGTGGCCTTCTTCGCGGTGGTCTTCTTGGACATGGCGGTCTCCTTCATGGGCACTTGGCCCGGGTTGTGGGGCTAGTCGATCTCGGCGGTGACGTTGTCGACGGCGGCCATCGCCTCGGCCTCCCAGTCGCGGCCGTCGGCGGCGAGGGCGTGGAGGATGTCGGCGATGGCGTCCCGGGCGTTGGCCTCGTCCTCAGGGTCGCCCACCGTGACGCGCCACGTCTCGATGAGCAGGCGTCCGGTGGCGATGCGGTCGGCGTTGGTGCGGGGCATGGCAGGCTCCTACCGGGACCGGACGACGGTGATCTGGAACTCGGAGCCGTCCCGGAGGCGGACGACGACCCCGGCGTTCCGGGTGAGCACGCCGACCTCGTCATATGGGAGGGCCCGGACGACGGGCGACCCCTCGAAGCAGTCCTCGGGGTCGACGTCGCCGTTGAGAAGGGACGCGAGTTCGGCCGCGAACGCGTGGTCGGTCATGGCCTACACGACCTCCACGATGTCGGCCGCGCGGGCCTGCTCGATCGAGATGATCAGGAAGTAGGGTGTCTGGTTGAGGCCGATCACGGCCTTCACCTCGACGCACCACACGCCGTTCGGGTGCTGGACGAACCCCGCGTCGAGAATCTCCATTCCGAAGTAGGGGTGGTGGAGGGGCAGCCGGGGTTGGATCCGGTATCCCGCGATCGACTTCACCGACATCGTTCCGAGGTTGCGCATCGTTCAGGCCTCCCGGTAGGAAATGACCGCCCTGAGGACGTCGTCGTCGCTGCGGTCGAGAACCACGGCCAGCGCCTTGAGGGCGGCGTCGCATTCGCGGGCGGAAAGCGCGTCGTAGCGGGTGGCGAGGTCCGCGACGGTTGCGATCCCGAGGTGGGCCAGCACCGCCTGGGCGGTCGCGACCCGTTCCGGGTGGTCGATCGTGAGCTTGCGGAGGGTCATGGTCAGGTTGCGCACCGGGATCTCCTAGCGGCGCTGGAATGCGAAGGGGAACCGCGTCTCCAAGACCTTGGCCTGTTCCGGTCCGCACGCGTTGGCGACGTCTGCGAGAAGGGACGCCAGCTCGCCCTGCAGGCGGTACAAGGCGTCTTGGTGCAGGAGGTCGCACGAGAGAACCATCTCGCCGCGCGACCCGCCGTTCGTGGACCCGGCGATCTCGACCAGCCGGTTGAACACGTCGTTGATGTCCATCTTCTTCATGGCGTCTCCCCGTTACCGCGTCTCGGGATCGTCGTTCCCGAGGCTGGCGTCGATCTCACCGAGCAGCTCAGCGACGCGGGCGAGATCGCCCACGTACCCCCAATGGCGGCGGTCGGTCGCGTCGAAGCCCTTGCGGTGGCGGTCAAGCCCCGCGCGGATCGTGGTGATCAACGCGTCGATCTGGTTCACCCGCGCGTCGTAGGCATCCGCCGCCGTCCGCGTCGTGGTCTGTTTCGTCGTCTTGGCCATCGCGCTTCTCCTTCGTTCTTGCATGGTCATGAGTGCGCTCCGTCGGCCAAGACATCAAGGCGATGTGGACGCGTCCGCAAAGATTCAGTGGGCGCATTTACACAGGCGATGGTGGGGCGATGACGCTCCGCTGTGCGGCATGCAAGCGGTTCTTCCGTGCCGACCGCAGCCGGACGTACTGCAATTCGGATTACTGGAAGATCCGCAGATTCCGGGCGGAAACGGCACGCCAACTGCATGACCGGATCAAGCGGCTCGACGCGACCAAGGCGTGCATCCAGGCTGCGCTTCACGACCCCGATGATGAAGTGGGCGTTGTAGCAAAAGTGCAACGGCACACTGCCGTACCCTTACCTCGGAGCGATTGATGCCCTACGCCCTCGCCAAGCCGTGCCGGTACCCGCGGTGCCCCGCGCTGACCCGGGAACGGTTCTGCGCTGTCCACAAGCAGCAGGTGCAGCGGGAGTACGACGAGGCGCGGGGCACGACGAAGCAGCGGGGATACGGGAGCGACTGGCAGCGGCTGCGCAAGCGGATCCTTGCTCGCGATCCGATCTGCACGTGGCCGGGCTGCACCGAGCGCGCGACCGACGTCGATCACATTGTGTCGCGGCGCAAGGGCGGCAGTGAAGACGAACGCAATCTACGCGGGCTGTGCCACGTACATCATTCACTAAAGACATGCAAAGAGGACGGAGGCTTTACAGGCCGAAGTGCAGTGTAGGTAGTGTAATCCTAACCGGAGCCGGTCAATCCTTTGGGTGACTCGTAAAGGTCCGCCGCGTGCGTCACACGCGCGACGCCGAGGGTTTCGGGGTAGGGGGGGATAGCCCCCCGGTGGGTCAGGAAGGCCCGATAAACACGGGCCGAAACGCAACACGGGGGTGGCGGAGGCCCCGGGGAAGCCCGGGGGAAATCGGGTGCAAATCGAACAGGTCCCCACTGCCCAACTGGCCGAGATGGCCGCCAGCTACAACCCTCGAACCATCTCCGAGCATGACCTCGATCGCCTGCGCCGGTCGCTGAAGTTCTTCGGCCCCGTCGAGCCGATCGTCGTCAACAGCAGGTCGAAGCGGATCGTCGGCGGCCACCAGCGGGTCAAGGCCGCGGAGGCCGAGGGACTCCCGACGTTGCCGTGCGTCTACGTCGACTTGGACGATCCCAGCGAGAAGCAGCTCAACATTGCCCTCAACCGGATCTCGGGCGAGTGGGACGAGGACAAGCTCGCCGCCGTGCTCGCCGACCTCAAGGCCGCCGGCGCCGACCTCGAGCTGACCGGCTTCACCGACGTCGAGCTGGAAACCTTCTTGCGCGGCGCTGACGTGCCCCAGGACGGGCTCACGGACCCTGACGATGTCCCGGAGCCGCCCGACGATCCGCTCACCCAGGCGGGCGACCTGTGGCTCCTGGGCGACCATCGGTTGCTCTGCGGTGACAGCGCCAACCCCGAGCACGTTGCGCGGCTGCTCGATGGCTCTCCGATCCATCTGGTTAACACCGACCCGCCCTACAACGTGAAGGTCGAGCCGCGCTCGAACAACGCCATCGCCGCGGGGCTGTCGTCGTTCTCGAAGCAGACCCACCACCAGGGAATGGACCTTGCGCGGCATCCCGAGAAGGCGAAGCCGACTTCGAAGATGCGTGCGAAGGACCGCCCGCTCGCGAATGACTTCCTGCCCGACGAGGAGTTCGAGCGGTTGCTGCTGGCGTGGTTCCAGAACGCGGCCAACGCGCTCGTTCCCGGCGGCTCGTTCTACATCTGGGGCGGCTACGCCAACTGCGCGAACTACCCGCCGGCACTGAAGGCGACCGGGCTCTACTTCAGCCAGGCGGTGATTTGGGATAAGCAGTGGCCCGTCTTGACCCGCAAGGACCTGATGGGTGCCCACGAGTGGTGCTTCAAGGGTTGGAAGGAAGGCGCCGCCCACTACTTCAATCCCGAGATCACGAACGCCACGGACCTCTGGCGGGTCAAGAAGGTCACGCCGGCCTCGATGGTCCATTTGACGGAGAAACCGACCGAGCTGGCTGAGCTCGCGATGCTGTACTCCTCGCGCCCGGGCGAGAAGGTCCTCGACCTGTTCGGAGGCTCGGGCTCGACGCTCATCGCTGCGGAGCGCATGGGACGCAAGGCGTTCCTGATGGAGTTGGACGCGGCGTACTGCGATGTGATCCGGACCCGGTGGGAGCAGTTCACCGGCAAGACCGCCGAGGTCCGCCGTGCCGCGTGACTACCTCCGCGTCTCGCTCGAGGACGCCCACCGCCGCCAGGCCGAGGGCTGGACGTTTGCGTCGGGCTGGTACCCGTTCGCGCTGACCTGGTGGGCGTGGTTCACGCGGGAGGCGGCCGATGGGTAGGCGCGGGCCCGCCCCGAAGCCGACCGCGCTGAAGCTCGTCGCCGGCAACCCCGGCAAGACCCGGCTCAACGACCGCGAGCCCAAGCCGCGCGTGGGAACGCCCCACAAGCCGGAGTGGCTCTCCCCGGAGGCGACGAAGGTCTGGAAGCGGCTCGTACCCCAGCTGCGCGCCATGAAGGTCCTGACGCTGGTCGACGCCGACGCCCTTGCCGCCTACTGCCACACCTACGTGCGCTGGCGGGAGGCCGAGGACTTCCTGACCAAACACGGGCTCGTCTACCCGATCCGGGATGAGAAGGGCGGGGTCCGCTGCATGCAGCAGTTTCCCCAGGTGGCGATCGCGCGGAACCTCCTCCTCGTGCTGCGGGCGTACCAGCAGGAGTTCGGGCTCACCCCGGCGTCGCGCTCGCGGATCGTCACCGCCGACGACGGGGGGCCTGAGTCGGACGCCGGGCGATGGCTCGGGTAGGGAAGGCGCCGAAGCGACGCCGCAGGATCCTCCGCGACGGGGAGTTCTGGTTCGACGAGGAGGCGGCCGACCGCGCCGAGACGTTCTTCCCGCGGTTCCTGGTGCATATCAAGGGGGAATGGGCAGGCCAGCCCTTCGTGCTGGAGCCGTGGCAGCGGGACGGGATCGTGCGCCCGCTATTCGGGTGGAGGCGGAAGGACGGGACGCGGCGCTACCGGACGGTGTACGTGGAGGTGCCGCGTAAGCAGGGGAAGTCGACCGTCGCGGCCGGGATCGCCCTGTACCTGCTCTTCGCCGACCACGAGCCGGGTGCCGAGATCTACTCGGCCGCAGCCGACCGGGACCAGGCCGCCATCGTCTTCGACCTGGCCAAGCAGATGGTGCTGGCCAGCCCCGAGCTGCGGAAGATCTCGGAGATCTTCAAGCGGTCGATCGTGGTCCCGCGGACCGGCTCCGCGTACCACGTCCTCTCGGCCGACGCCCACACCAAGCACGGCAAGAACGCGTCGGGGGTCATCTTCGACGAGCTGCACGCCCAGCCCAACCGCGAGCTGTGGGACGTGCTCAACACCTCAACCGGGGCTCGCCGCCAGCCCGTGACCGTCGCCATCACGACCGCCGGGTACGACCGCGAGTCGATTTGCTTCGAGGTCCACGACTACGCCTGCAAGGTGCGGGACGGGGTCATCCGGGACGAGACGTTCCTGCCGGTCATCTATGCGGCGTCGGATTCCGCTGACTGGAAGGACCCGGCGGTTTGGAACGCCGCCAACCCCGGGCTTGGGAAGACGGTCAAGCTCCAGTACCTCGAGCAGGAGGCCCGGAAGGCGGGGGAGACGCCGAGCTACCAGAACACCTTCCGCCGGCTGCACCTGAACCAGTGGACCCAGCAGAACACCCGGTTCATCGACCTCGCGATGTGGGACGCCTGCAGCGCCACCGTGGACGTCGCGAGGCTGAAGGGCCGGAACTGCATGGCGGGGCTGGACCTGTCCTCGACCACGGACCTGTCCGCATTCGTGCTGCTGTTCCCGCCGAAGGAGACCCGGGAAGACGTGCCGGTGGACCTGGCGTACGACCTCCTCGCGTGGTTCTGGATGCCCGAGGAGAACATCGCCAAGAAGGCCCGCAAGGACCGCGTCCCCTACGAGGCGTGGGTTCGGGACGGG